TCAATTCGTCGACTGCGCTCATCGCAAACAGCGGTGCCGGCGGCTCCCCAGGGTCGTCCTCGGCCGGGGCCAATGGCAGCAGCGGAACGGCATCAGGCCCGCCCGGCGCGATCCTCACTACAGGCGGCTCCAACCGTCCGGTCGGATCCTATGGCAACGGAACGGGTAGCGGCTGCTCTGGTGGTCGTGGCGGCTATGGCGGCGCCGGCGGCAAGGCGGTGATGACGTGGAACCTGGGCGATCCGGGCGCGCCGGTGCCAGGTGAAACAATCCCCGTGACGATCGGTTCTGGCGGCAACAGGTCGACCACATACTCGACCTCCGGGTACGGCTCTGCGGGTGTTATCGATGTCGCTTGGGCGTGACTGCATCATCGTGCCTTTCTCAGGCGGCCTCGACAGCACGGGCATCCTTGTCGATGCGCTTGCCCACGCGCAGCAGGTCGTCGCCCTGGCAATCAAGCTGCAGACGAGGCTCGGAAGGGCCGATGTCGAGTTCGTGTGCCGAGAGGATGTCCTGACCCATCTGTCGATCAGGCACCCGCAGCTCACGATCCACCGCATGGCGATCGACGTCCGCGAGTTCACGGATTTTGAGGACAGCGCCTTCTGGCTCTACATGACCGGCGTTCTTCTCCGGCAATTCGCGCACCTCGACGTTGGCATCGCGTGGGGGATGAACGAGGTCGGGCATGAGCGCTATGCGACCAACGGATGGGCCAATGGCGCGTACATGCCGCGGTCTGTCGCCAAGATCTCGGCAGGCTTCGGGGCGGATGCCAGCCGCTTCGTCATCGATCCCCCGCCACACCTGACCATGACGAAGGTGCAAGTCGCGGAAATGATCGGATCAACGCTGCTCGACAAGACATGGTCATGCCGCCATCCGGACTACAGGGACGGCATCATCGAACCCTGTCGCAAATGCCACGCCTGCCGGCGCAGGCGCGAGCTTGGAATTCCCCATCGAACCGTGGAGGTCGCGCATGTTCTTCGTGCGAGAAATTTCGCCTGACGTCTTCGATCCGGTCGAGACGAGGACAGCGATTGTCTCCGGGCAAGGGGCGAACCGCGTCAAACACCCGCCGGAAATCCTTGCGTTGTGGAGCGACGCCGAGCTTGCGGAACTCGACATCTACCGCGTCCCTGAGGAAGCGATCCCGGACGGCTATCGGAGTGTGTCGTTCGCTTTCCAGCGGATTGGCGGGATCGTCAAGCAGGTTCACTCGATCGAGCGGATTCCGGACCCCGACGATGAGCCGAAGCGCTACATCACGCCGTTCGAGTTTCTCGCCCGGTTCACCCAGCCGGAGTTTCAGGCGATCTCTGCGGCGGCTCTCCAGAGCCCGGATCTCTATGGGTGGGTCACCCGCGCCGTCGCGGCCCAGGAGATCGATCTCGCACACCAGGACACTGTCGCCGGAATGGAGAACCTGGTTCTCGCAGGGCTGATCACTTCGGCCCGCCGCGACGAAATCCTCGCGGTGCTCTGATGTCCGCCTTCACCGGGTGCCTCACCATCCGTGAACTCGAGCCCGGCCGGCTCTGGCAGCTCGTCGATCCGGTTCGCTACGAGGTCGGTTCGAAGGGCTCGGGGGCTTGGATCGAAGTCCCGTCCGGCTTCGAGACCGACGGGGCCTCGATCCCCACGTTCGCCCGGCTGTTCCTAGCGATCTGGGGCACCTATGGCCGGGCGGCCGTGATCCACGATCTACTCTATCGCCTCCTTGCCGCGGGAACACCGCATCAAATGGCGCCGACGCGGCGGGATGCTGATCGGGTGTTCCGCGAGGCGATGGCCGTGCTCGGCACGGCCACGGCACTGCGCTGGGCGATGTGGGCCGCCGTGAGGGTGGGCGGGGGCTTCGCACTCCACCGCCTGCGCATCCGCCTTCGCGCGGCGAGCTGACGCCGAGGCCGCCAACGACAAACGGGGCTGACGTGCGTCAGCCCCGTTTGCTCTCGACCTGCCCGTAGGATGCCGGGGAATTGATCGGCAATCAACCGGGTTTCTCGAACGATGAGCGCTACCACCCCGAACGTCGGCGTCCGCGTCTTTTCCGACCTCCGGCAGACCCTCGCCTCGATCGACGCGCGGGTAACGCGCATCGCCATGGTGTTGCCGACGCCGAACGCCGACAACTCGATCGAGATGCACAAGCCGATCTCGATCTCGACCGACGACACCGAGACGATCGCGCTGCTCGGCGCCGGTGAGGCCAAGAACACCCTCGACCAGATCGCTTCGGAAGGCATCATCACCGATGTTCTCTTCGTCCGCGCGGTCGCGTTGGCGTCATCGTTCTGGTGGTTCGGCTGGGGCCTTGCCTTCGCGTTGGGGGTGGCTGGAATTGGCTACCTGAACTTTGTTTTTCTCGGGTCCAGCACGGCGGCAATCCACGAGATCATCTGGCTCGTGGTTCACGGAAAACCCGTCGAGGATTATGGGAATGAAGGAGATGGGGTCTGGATCACGGCAACGCTTGTCGGCGGCATCGCCGCTGCGGTGGGCTCGCTAGCTCTCTTCATCGGAGGGGTCTTGGCGACGTTGGAAACCATCGCCGGAAATTCTCTCTGACAGCTGTCAGGGGCGCCGCTTTTCGGGGGGCTCCGTACTCTCGCGCTTGAGATTTCCGTCGTCAAGCGCGAGGCCGACATGCCGGTTACCACCTTCAACCACGGCACCAGGGTGCTGCGTCTCGGCGACGAGCCGCGCCCGATCGAGGTCGCCGACTATTCCTCCATCGGCGCCGTCGTCACCGCGCCGGACGCCGACGCCAGCGTCTTCCCGCCGGACGAGCCGGTTCATTTCTACACCCACGAGGCCGACAAGGTGGCGGCGCTCGGGGCAACCGGCACCGCCATCGACATCGTCAACGCCATCCGCGCGCAGGGCATCGAAGGTTCCTGCGTCTTCGTGCGCGTCGAGGAAGGGGCCGATACGGCCGCGACGATCGCCAACATGGTCGGCTCGGCCGCCTCGATGACCGGCGTCCATGGGCTTTCCTACGCCCTCGGCCATGTCGGCATCGAGCCCGACATCCTGCTCGCCCCGGGCTATGACGGCTTCCGCGTCGACAACGCCAAGAACCCGGTCGCCGACGCCGTCGAACAGGTGGCGGCCAAGCTCCAGTCGGTCGCCATCCTCAACTGCCCGGGCTCCGCGAAGGAGGCCGACTACGAGTATCGCGCCGACTTCTCCTCGCGGCTGACCTATCTCGTCAGCCCGCAGGTGCGGGTGCTGCCGACCGGCGCCACCGAGATCGTCAACCGGCCGGCGAGCCCCTACGCGGCGGGCCTGATGATCAAGCGCGACAAGGAAAAGGGCGGCCCCTACTGGTCGCCGTCCAACCAGGAATGCCTCGGCATTCTCGGCCTCTCGCGCCCGGTCACCTTCTTCGACGGCGAGACCGATCACGAGGCCAACTATCTCAACGAAAACGGCATCGCCACCTTCATCCCGGCGAAGATGATCCAGGGCACCGGCGGCCAGTACGCCGCCAACGGCCGCATCTTCTGGGGCAACCGTACCACCTCGCTCGATCCGCTCTGGGTCTTCATCAACGTGGTGCGCACCCGCGCGACGATCGAGAAGGCGATTATCCGCTCGTTCCGGCCCTGGGCCAACGACCTCAATATGTCGCCGCAGTCGGTGCTCGCCATCATGCGCTCGCTGCAGGAACTCCTCGACGAGCTGATCGGTGTCGGCGCCATCCTCGGCGGCCAGGTCTTCTGGGATCGCGACGTCAACACCAATGCCGCGATGCGGATGGGCAAGCTCCGGGTCGAGTTCGATGCCGAGGAAGCTCCGCCGATCGAGGACCTGATCTTCGGCTCGCGTCGCAACGAGGCCTATTTCGACAACCTCGCCGCCGAGATCGAGCGCCGGATCTCGGTCTCCTTCTCGCGCACCGTCGGCGAATACCAGGCGCTCGCGGCCTAAGCGTTTTCCGGAAAAGTGGGAACCGGTTTTCCGCAAGAAAACGCGCCAATTCAATCAGCCGGAGCCTTTCGGCACAAACGACGAAAGGCTCCAAGGGAGAGACCCATGACCTCGTTCCGCCTTCTTCGCGGTTTCACCCTCGTCGTCAACGACGCCAACAATCTCGGCATCGAGATCGAGGAGGCCAAGCTCCCCTCTCTCGAGGAAAAGACCGAGGACTTCCAGCCGGGCGGCAGCGACATCGAAATCACCGTCGCCGGCCTCGGCCTCAAGGCGCCGAAGATGCCCTTCAAGCTGAAGAGCCACAATCCGCTGGTCACCGGCCTCATCGGTGGTCCGCCGGGCACGCGCCACGACTTCACCGCCAAGAAGTTCGTCGTCGACGAGGTCGATGGCAGCGAGCACGAACACGCCATCGACATCAAGGGCCGGCTCCTGAAGGCCGAGGGCGAGCAGATGCAGGCCGGCAAGGCGTCCGGTTACGACTACGAGGTCGGCTCGATCCTGACCTATTCGGAATCGTGGGACGGCCGCGTCATGCACCGCTTCTCGCTGCTCCTCGGCGGCTGGACTACCTGGAACTACCAGGCCGTCAACGAAGCGCGCCGGCGCATCCTCTTCGGGTGAGGTGAAGTGAGATGACCAAGGAGACCTCGCCCGACGTCCCGCTCACCTTTCCGGTGCCGGTTGCCAACGACGACGGCATCGTCGAGGAGATCGACAGGCTCCGACCGCAGCGGCCGCGCGTCCGTCACATGAAGAAGCTCGCCGCGCTGCTCGGCCCGGAATTCGTCGAGGCGCTGATGGCCGACGACGGCCTGTCGAAGATCCGCGACGGCGGCACGGCGGTCGCCGGCGACGCCATCGCCAGGGCGATCGGCATGCTGACCGATCCCGACCGCCTCGACGGCTTCACCGAACTCCTCGCCGATCTCTGCAAGGTCAAGCCGGCCGTCATCGACGACCTCGACCCGGTCGACCTCTGGCACCTCGGCGAGAAGATCGCCGGTTTTTTTACGGCGAACCTGCCCACCGGGCGCTCGCCTTCGGCGTAGAGCTGGGGCTCGCCTTCCGCTGCAACCCGGCAGAATTCGACGACCTCGACTGGGGCGAATTCCTGGCAATGCATGCCGAGCTGCGCCGGTTGTCGGCAATGAGGAACTGATCGCATGGGCGAGATGGTCGCATCCGTCCTGATCCGCTTCCTCACCGAGGGGGCGGGCGAGGCCAAGAAGGCCGTCGAGGGCATCCGCGACGCCGCGACCGGCTTCCGACAGGGCTTCGGCCAGGCGCTCGACACCCACCTCAATCTCGAAAACATCGAAAAGGCGAAGGCCGAGCACAAGCGCCGGCTGTCGGCGGCGCGCGGCGAGCTGATGGACGCCTTCGGCATGGCGATGACGCTCGCCCTGCCGGTCAAGCTGTCGATGGATTTCGAGGAGGCGTTCGCCGGCGTCGAGAAGGTACTCGACGCGCCGGCCTCGCGCCTCAAGGAGCTGCGCCAGTACCTGCTCGACACCTCGGCCGTCGTCCCGGTCACGGCGAAGGGCCTTGCCGAGATCATGGGTGCCGCCGCCGAGGGTGGCATCCCGGACGGGGATCTCGAAGCCTTCACCGCCTTTGCCGCCAAGGCGTCGGTTGCCTTCGACATGGCCGCCGGCGAGATCGGCGAGCGCTTCGCCAAGCTCCGCAACGTCTACAAGCTCAATCAGGAGGGCATCGAGCGCCTCGGCGATGCCGCCAACCATCTCTCGAACAACATGGCCGCGAAGGCCCGCGAGGTCACCGACTTCGCCAACCGGGCCGCCGGCGCCGTTCGAACATTGAAGCTGACGGGTATCGAGATGGAGGCGGTGGGCGCGGCGATGGTCGCCGCCGGCATCGCTCCGGAAGTGGGGGCGCGCGGGTTCAACGCCTTTGCGAACAAGGTCGAGAAGGGCGGCAAGGCGGTCGAAGGTGCCTTCAAATCGGTCGGCCTCAGTCTCAAGGGCTTCCGCGAGGCGCTGGCCGACGACGCTCCGAAGGCCATCCAGCACCTCTTCGAAACCCTGTCGAAGGAGCCGAAGGGGGCAAAGGCGCTCATCGACCTCTTCGGCCAGGACTTCTCGGACGACTTCGGCAAGCTCGTCGGCAATCCCGAGCTTCTCGCCGAGGCCTTCCGTCTCATCGCCAACGAGGCCGACTATGCCGGCTCGGCCCTTGCCGAGTTCGAGAAGCGCGCGGCGACGACGAGGGGCAAGCTGCAAAAGACCCTCAATGGCCTTGCCGCCGCTGCCATCGGCCTCGGCGACAATCTCCTTCCGGTCTTTCGCGATATCCTCGAAGGCATCACCGCCACCGTCAACGTTCTCGGACAATTTGCCGGCGCCCACCCGGAGGCCGCGAGTGCCCTCGTCAAGATCGCTGCCGGCATGCTCGCCTTCGGTGTCGCTTCGAAGGTTTTCAAATACGGCTTCGAGCTGGCGCGCGGGCCTCTCATCGGCCTCCTCAAAATCATCACAAAGATGCGCTCCGGCGAGGGTGTCCTCGGCCTCGTCGGCAAGCGTCTGGCGGGTATCGGAGCCGCCGCCGCCGCCCACCCGTTCATCGCCCTTGCCCTTGCCGTCGTCGCTGTCGGCGCCGCCTTTCTCGCCCTTCGCGACGAGCACGCCTATGCTAATCAGGCGGCAGAGGAACACGCCGAGACCATCGCCCGCCTCAAGGCCGAGCTGTTCGGGGCGGCCGACGCTGCCGACGCTCTCGGGGCCGCCAATGCCCGCAACAACCTCGCCGATGCCTACGCCAAGGCGACCGAGTGGAAGGCAAAGCTCGTTGGCCAGCGGGAGGAGCTGTTCGGCAACCTCAAGGACACGACCACCCGCGACTTCTTCGAAGGTCTCGGCATCGGCTCGGGCGACGACCTTGGCCTCATGGAGCGCAAACGCCTGAAGGGCAGCGTCGACCGGTTTATGGCCGGGGACATGGATGCCCAGACGCTTGCCAAGGAAATCGAGAGCGAACGGCTGCGGCTGGCGAGCTCCGGCGAAGGTGGTGGCCAGGACTTCAAGGTGCTGACCGATATCCGCGACCAGCTCGTCGCCTATGCGGCGCGCCAGGAGGACTTGAAGGGGCTGCAGGACTTCATTGCCACCGAGCAGAAGCGCCAGTCGGGGCCGGCCGCACCCCGCGCCGAAGGTGATATTCCGCTACCAACACCAAAGCCTGCCGCGGCCGGAGCCGCGCCAACTGGCGGGGGCAACTGGGGTGGGGTCAAAGCGGACATCGAGAACGCCATCGACGCCTCGAAGGCGGCCGACCAGATCAAGACCGGTGGCGCGGCGGCCGGCGAGGCCCTCGGCGCCAATGCCAACGCCGCGATCAACGCCGGCGCCGCCGAGGCCGGCCGGGTCATGGGCCGGGCCGCCGCCGCCGAGATCTCCCGAGCGCGCATCAGCGTCAACGTCGGCGGCATCGCCGGCGCCCGCGCCGGTGCACTCGCCGATGGAGCCGACTGATGCCGCTGCTTGCTCTCGGTCCCCACATCTTCGAGATCGCACCGCTGAATTTTCAGCAGATCGAGCGCGAGACCGAGGCCCTGT